CGAGGTGGTGGACTGATAACGGCACATATACCGTTGCAAGTAATCTATTAGCTACAGCAGCATATAATAGTGCAACATCGTACACAATAGGCTTATACGCTCAATTTCAGGGCAATATATTTGTTTGTATAGCTAATACTACAGGGCAATTTGACCCGTCTAAATGGCGTATTGTATGGGCTTTGGGCGACAATAGAAGTCAGTTAATGTTAACATCTATTGTTGATATTGCACTATGGTACGTACATGCGTCAATAGCCCCTAATAATATCCCTGAATTACGTGTAGATAAGTACAATGTAGCGATTGAATATTTTAGAAGGGTACGTGATGGAGTAGAGCAAGCTAATTTAACACTAATACAACCCCAAGCAGGTAGGCGTATATTAGCCGATAGCAGAGTTATACCAAACAACTATTATTAATGGCAAATATATTTAAAACAGTATCGAATTACTTAGGCGGCATTAATCCTATTGCACAATTTCCGAGAGGGATATCGGCAAGTGGTGGCAGTAGGTCAATAGAAAAGAACCTACAAAATACCGTTATACCTATTGCGCTAAGTAGGATTGTGCAAACGGTTGGTAATTGGCGACAAGGGGTAAGAGAGGCGGAATTAGCGTATTACCCATATCGGGTAAGGATGCAGCAGCTATACAACGATATGCAAGATGAATTGCACCTTGCAGCATGTGTAGAAAGGCGTATGGATTTAACGCTTATGCGTGATTATGAGTTGGTAGATAAGGCAGGTAAGGAAAATGAAGAGTGGACTAAATGGCTTAAAGAAAGTACATGGTTTACTACTTATCAGCGTTACGGATTATCAGCGTTATATCGTGGTTATGCGTTGGTGTCAATAGGGGATATAGTAGATAATGAACTACCTGAATTAAACCTAATTGAGCATAGTGTTATTAGCCCCGACCGTAAGTATGTAGGGGCGGTTATCTATGACCCAACGGGTATAAGTTGGGTAGATGAACCGTACAACAAATGGCATATATATTTCGATACGCCAGCCGAAATAGGTAGGGGCGTATGTGGTTATGGTATCTTTCACAAATGTGCAGTACCTGCTATAATTTTACGTAACAACTTATCAGATTTTGCAACGTTTAATCAGCGTTTCGGTATGCCTATATTAAGAGGCAAGACCGATAAAACAGACGATGAAAGAACAAACCTATTTAATGAATTGCGTAACATGGGGGCGGCAGGTACAGTAGTACATGATATGCTCGATGATATAGAGTTCATAGACAACAAAGTAGGCGGTAATGGGTATAAGACATATACGGAAATGGCAGCACTTTGTCAAAGGGCTATTAGTAAGTATGTGTTAGGTCATAGTGATGCTATAGACAGCATACCTAAAAGAAGTGGAGCAAGTGAGGGTAATGGGTCAACACCTACTACACCAGTTAGTGAGGCGTTAAGTAATATTCGTTCTAAAGATGGCAAGTATATCGAGCCTTATGTTAATCAGTTACTTGATTTACTAAAGTATCATGGCGTTGGTATTCCTAAAGATTTAAGGTTTAAGTTTAAGAATGATGACGAAATCGAGGAAGCGAAATACCGCAAAAATCAGGCAAACAAAACGATTGCTGATACTGCAAAGGTAATGAAGGATGCAGGGCTACAACCTGATGCTAAATGGTTTGAAAAGGAAACTGGCATACCATGTACACCAGTCGTTGCAGTGCCAAAACCTAAAGAACCACTACCAACAGAGATTAAAAATAAGTTAGATTTACTATACGATACTAAGCACCAAAATTGTAGTCATTAATGGAATTTAGCGATAAGCAAATAGAGGCATTAATTGAGGGTATTTATAGCGGTGAAATTACCGAGTATAATATACCTGACCGCTTATATTTTGCCATTGCAGACCACCTTAAAGCGGCATTGTATAAAGGTTTTGGGGGCGTACCGTCTGATTTTGTCGGTACTGATTTTGCATTGTTAGAAGAATTGAGAACTAACATTTATATGTTTAGTGCCGCAAAGTCATACACCGAGTTAAAGGATATGACGGGGCTATTAATGGATGGTGATAAGGTAAGGTCATTTAGTGACTTTAACAAAGTATGCAAAAAGACATTTGATGTGTACAATGTTGACTATCTACAATCAGAATATAACACCGCTTTAGCTAGTGGCGATATGGCGGTGAAATGGGATAGCATACAGCGTGATAAAGCAATACTACCAGTGCTAAGGTATCAGACAACGGGCGGTGATGTGTGCGATATATGCAAGCCTTTAGATAACACTACCCTACCTGCTGATGATAAGTTTTGGAAAACACGCTACCCACCAAATCATTTTAATTGTTACTGTTTGGTAACTTCGCATGAATCAGATGAATACCCGATAACAAAGGATATACCGCAAATGTCGCCAGTGCAACAAGATATATTCAAAATGAATGTGGGGATTGATAAGTATGTATTTAGCCCCGAACACCCATACTTTGATGTAGCACCGAAGGATAAAGAATACGCTAAGAATAATTTTGATTTACCAATACCAAAAACAGATAAAATAAAATAAAATGGAACTATTTAATCCAATACATTCGCTACTACCTGTAATGCTTAAACGCTTACAGAATGAATATGAAGCGTCACAGTTTTACCGCAATGCTGCTAATTGGTGTGCTGATGCAGGGTATGACAAAGCGGCTGCATACTTTTCCAATGAGGCTGTAAGTGAGCAAGAACACGCCATTAAATTGCAATCGTTTTTGAATGATTGGGGTTGTAGGTATGTGTTACCACAGATTAGCACCGTATTTAATTGCACATCACTACCTGAGATAGTTCGCAAGGCTTATGAAGGGTTTGAAGTACCGTTGTATAAGGCGTATAATGACGATGCAGGTAGGGCATTTGACATTGACAAATCAGCGTTTAACCTACTACTTGAATTTGTAGAAAAACAGCGTGACAGTGTGGCAGAATATCGCACACTTATAGACAAATTAGCATTAATAGATGAAAGTGTAAAGTTAGACGTATATTTGTACGAACTAAACGCATTTTAACACATGGCGAACTTTACAAGACATAGCAAACGTGGCGACTATCAACCCGTACCTAATAGCCCTTGCCTGAATATGGTAACGGCTATTATTGACGATTATAAGCGTAGCCCAAAGCGATTACAGACTATTAATTTAGATAAGTCGCATTGGCGTATGATAAATGATGAGTTGAAAAAGCTACTAGGCAGTGACTATGAAATGCGTGATGTGATAGAACTTGAAGGGTGTGATGTAGGTATTCAATTTGGCGGTAGTTTGCAAGCCGTACCGATAAGATATGAGTTTGTAAAAGACCCATTCAAAGTAAAGGCAGAATGTTAATATTATGGCTACTAAAACTACCAACCTATCACATGCCTTTGCAGATGTAAAGAAAAAGATTGAGCAGACTAAAGACGCATTACCAAAAGTAATAGCTAATCAGGCTCAAAACTATTTTGTAATGTCGTGGCGTAATCAGGGATTTGACGGTAATAGGTGGCAAGAGGTAAAGAGGCGAATACCCGATACAGACGAATACAAGTACCCTATTAAAAAAGGTTTGGCAAGGCGTACAAGACCGATATTGATAGGCAAAACAGGTAGGCTGAGGCGTAAGGTGGCGAATAGTGTAGTGTTAGCAAATTGGAATATGATAAAGCTATTAGTTGATTTGCCTTATGCAGCAGTACACAATGAAGGAACGGATAAAATTCCAAAGCGTGAATTTATGGGGCAAACGGCAGAACTAACACGTATGCAACGGCAAAGGATTGATAGTTTTTTTGACCAAGTATGGGATATTAACAGGAGCAATGTAAGTAATAAATAATATGGCAAGCATAATAAAAACAGCGTTTCAAGATGTGTTACTGATAGCCCGACAAATAACGGGTGTTCAGTACGTTGCCATATTTAACAACCAAGTAAAGGAAGAGCAAGACGGCAAAACATTTGACTTTCCCAAACCTGCATTACTTGTTGAGATTGAAAACCCAAATCAAGGATTACAGACACTAGGGCAAGACTTTGTAAGTGTATCTGAAATAACGTGGCGTATATCAATCGTACATGAGCAGCTAGACGCAGCAGATGGAACGATGGACCAAAATCTTGATGTATTTGATTATCGGGATTTGGTTAAGGTTGCAATGACGGGAATACGCCCAAAGAATTGCAGCAAGTGGATGTATGTTGAAGAGTCGCAAGATTATGCACATAACAATATTTATGTGTATAGTGTAGGCTTTAAATGTAGTTTTGTAGATACCAAAGGCAGCCCCTTAGACCCTGACAGCAACACCTATATTACCTTTGAACCACCGATAGCACTAGATTTAGGGGTATGGATTACCGTACCGATACCACCGAGAACCCGAATAGCGTACGGTTGGAAAGTATGCCCTATTTATGTGTTATTGGTTAGCGTAGTAGACCCATTAGATACGCAAGTATTAGGCAATGGCGATACTATACCAAAGCAATATGTAGTAAATTTAGATGGTACGATTACTATACCTTATTTGGCATCATACCCTAATATTGTAGTACTTGTACCGTTTATGATATGGAATCAGACAGTAGATACAATTACAATCGACTATACCACAGGCAAAATAACTAATACGGCAGGCGGTTTTATAGTTGGCAACGAGATAGAATTTAACGCATCATTACCCCTTTATACACCTTCATAGATGGCACGTAGCATAGATACCATACAAGCGCAGATAGTGGCTAATATTGTTGTTGCAATGGCAGCAATAGGCATTACAA